ACATGATTTCATGTATAAACCATGATTCATTCCACCATACATTGGTGTGGCAACAAAAAGTCTTTTCTTTTTTAGTTCTTCAACATTAACTTGAATTTCCATAATATGCCCATTTAATAATAAGAAAAAGGAGAGATACTAATATATATCCCCCCTTTCACAATTTTTCTAAGAAAAATTAGGCAAATGCACGTTCACCAGTGGAACGAATTGCAGCGATGCCTGCAGCAATCATACGCTTAGTTGGTGTACCCAAACGATAGAAGGCAACCTTGTCACCACTCCGCGCATTGATGCGGGTGTTCAAGTAGATTGCATGACCTTCATTACGCAGCTCATTGATAGTTGCAGATGGGTTTGCAACACCAAAAATTGACTGCATCTTAGCAGCTGTCAAGGTGTTATAGGCGCCATCCTTAGAAAGGTAAGCAAGAACTTTAGATTTTGTAGACATAATATCTCCATGATAAAAACGAATCGCAGTTAAAAGGCATTTGAGAGGCGATTCGAATAACTCTCAAATATGTTGCAATTATACACTAACTCACAAACTGAGTCAAGCGTTTGTTAGGTATAAGTGAAAAAAGACCCGACATTTGCCGGGTCAAAGCATCAAAGGTAAATTTAATTAGAATAAAATTTCTTCTTCTAAATTTGAGGTAACTTCAGATTGTGATTCAAGTTCGGGTGTAAGCAACTGTTCAATAGAAGCGCCTGCATCAACTTTTGTGTAAAGATCCAGGAATGATGCCTTAGTATCATCATCAAATCGGTTCAAGCACAAACTAATTGCCTTAATTTTATCACCGAAGATACCAAATGTTTCAACAACATGAACTAAACGGCGAGTGGAAATCACTTCATCACAACCACCGTCAGCAAATGTTTTACGGATTACATCTGCCCAAGTAACAAGTTTATCGGCAAAGTCATCATCGGAACGATTAACTGAATCTAACTCTTTACGAATGATTTTCTTTTCAACAGTGGCAGAAGGCCAGTCTTGTTCGTATGTATTGCGGAATCGTTCAAGGAAAGCCTCATTCAATACATTGGTAAACATGTAACGACCATCGTCACTACCTTTACCCTTAGTGTTTGCAGTAGCAAATACGGTGAAACCAGCCGCAGGTGTAATCAATTCGCCTTTCTTTTTCAGCAGGAATGGTTTACCTTCAAGCACCCGTTGCAATGAGGAAAGATTCTGAGCACCATAATCAATCTCATCAATACAAAGCACGGCACCTTGGCGAGCAGCGATAGTCACCGGACCGTCACGCCATTCCATATTACCATTAATCAATACATAGTTGCCGAGTAAATCACTTTCATCGGTTTCAGGTGTCATGGAAACACAAACGAATTTTCTTTTTGCCTTTGCACATGCCTGTTCAACAGACATTGTTTTACCATTACCAGAATGACCAGTAATGAAAACAGGAAAGAATCGCATTGACTGTACGATGGAAATTACATCATCAAAGTTACCAAAAGGAACATAGTTCTTATAAACTTTTGGAATCATATCCGACATTTCAAGGTCGGTAACTACATTAACAATACGATTATCGGATTTTTCTACAGGTTTAATCATTGTAATAACTTGTGCTTGTAAATTAATTGTAGCCGGTGTAGCAACATTTACTTGACCTGATGTAGGCACTTTGTAAAGACCACGACCAGCTTTGTTACTTGGTTCTCTAGTAAACCATTGAGCGCTTGAAATGCCAACAGATTTACATACAGATTTAATTTCAGATTTTGTTACGGTGAGTTTACCCAATCCAATAAGATTTTTGATAAACTGCTCACGAACTTCGGTACGATTACTCATAATATAAAATACTCCTTCACTTTTAATAACACCATTATAACACACCTATTTCTAGATGTCAAGCCCCCCACTGTTGTTAAAAAACAACAGTTAGGCAGCAATACCCTGTATGAATTTTGAGACTAGCACTCGGTTGATTGCTTTCTTTTTATTGAATTTCATAAAGGCATTTTTCAATTTGCTTGTGGTAACTTTACCCTCAACTTCAATTTCCTCAGTCTCGGTAACTAAATCATTACCGCCAGCAACAAGATAAAAGGCATCATAACCAGGACGATGGGAAGTCAGAAATTTTTCACTTCTGAATTCTTTGAGTAATCGTACTTGTTCATCGTATTTTTTAGCAGAATCAGTTCTCTGTAATTGATTCAAATCAGAACCGTCAGGAAAAACATAACGATTGTGAATTGCATTTTTCACAGAGCCCCGATAACTTGGTAACAAAAAGAAACCAAAGACTTTTGATTCTGTTGTTACACGAAACCAATCTAAAATACCATTTGTCAAAATATCTGAAGGTGTAGATTCTGGTTTATAAATCAATTGTCTCTGATACTTGTGTTGTCTATCCGTTATGATGACATTAGTTGAACTGGCATTAAAAATGGTAGCAACTTCAACTTCTTCTTCAACATCGGTTTTCCAATTCGTTCTCATACCCATTGTTCTATATGAGGAACAATTATCAGCATCACCATCATGCACAATCACCAGACTACTCATATCTAGATTATTTTGTTTACGAAATGCCTTCATAATATCAGCAAGAGCAACAATCGCCTGATTCATAGGTGTGTTGGATAAATTTTCTGAGTCAGGTTGACCGATATAGTTTGCATAATACCTACTATTATGCCTTTCATAAGACTTCTTCAATAAAATCATATTGCGAAGTGCCTTTGAATATTCAGCATTACTCATTTTTGAGTTAATGTATTCACGAAGAAAAACTTCATTCAAACACAAATCATTCAATTTTATATCGAAAGACCCTCTTGATTTTTTACAATATTCTCTTGAAGACAAGCCAGAATCAATCATATTAGAACCGATACAATCACCGAAGCCATATACAATGAATGGTATGTTTACCTTACGGCAGAACATGGACAGAATCAAAATCTGTTCAATAGAGCCTGCCATGTTTTCAGACATAGAACCAGAGCGGTCAAGTAACAAAATCAATCCATGTGATTTGCCTTTTGGCACAATCATCATTTTACGAAAAATGTTATCATCAAACTTATACGATGATAGTTTGTTTACATCGATATCACCAGTGTCAGAGATTTTTGTTTTACTAAAAGCCTTGGCAGCCTTACGCATTTCAAATTCTTTGGCAAGCAATGAAACGTACCTCTCATTCTTGGATTTGAATTCATTAACATATTCTTTAACTTTTTCTTCCGATAAAATGCCTTCTTTAATGCGCATATCATAATATTCACTTAGCAATTGTTGCACTCTTTTAGCAGGAGTAATAATATTATCATAGTTAGCTTTTGGTAAAGTAACATACAAATATTCACGGCACTTTTCATCAAGCAACATAGATTCATTGTTGCGGAAGTTTTCATCAGTTTGGCAACTTGGGTCAAACTGGTCTACACTAGAAGGAGTTGATTCTTTATCACGAGTGCCTGTTGTGTCATCCTCATCAGATTCACCATTATCGCTTTCATCAGATTCATCATTATCACCCTCATCAGATTGTTCTTCTGATTTTTCGTTTGTTTGTGGATTTGATTTGCCCTCGGTGTCCTCGGAAGTTTCATTTTCTTCTGGCTCATTGTATTCATCTAAATCAGCGTCATCATCACCATCAGGTCCATCGGCCGGGTCACTATATTCCTCAAAGTCATTCAATTGCATATCAAATTGTTCTTGCTTGGAATAGGCATAAATTTCATCAGTGAAATTGATAACATCATCCCAAGATTCAAGAGATTGAATTCTATTTACAAAATTCAATTCTTCTGAAGAGAAGCTGATTTTGGCAGTATACTGAGATTTGGTATAAATGTTCAATCTCTCAATAAATGCCATTGTGCTAATTTCTCGATTTTTCAAACCAAAGAAATCTCGTTTATTCAATTCAGCATAGGCATCACGGAACGACAATTTTAAGCCGGGATACTTTCTCTGAACTTTTTTCTCAATACGAGCATCTTCTACAACATTCAAAAATGACTTGTAGTTTTTACCCTTAGTTTTGTCAACAACGGCATCATGCCATCCTTCCGCAGGAG